GTTGTTGATGGAGTGGCCTCATGTATCCGAGGGTGACCGCACCAAGATAGCCTACACACAGAACGAGGTCAAGGGTCAGAAGAACATACAGACTGCCACATCTGTGGGCAAGTATCTCAACAGGCACTTCCCTCTGCCCGATCACACCATTCGTGATCTCGTTGCGCGTCATGGGTCAGCGGCTCGCTATCAGTTCGTGCATACCACTGCCGAGATGATCTACCATCTACACAAGGGCCCAGGTTCTTGCATGGTCTGGCGTGAGGATCGCGGTATCAACTGTCGTGACGGCGTGACTCGTCACCCATACGAGACGTACGATCCCAAGTATGGCTGGCACATGGCCGTGCGCATCGAGGGTGATGAGACTGTTGGCCGTGCGCTGTGTATGACCAGCCCCACTGACGACAAGAAGTACTACGTCAGGACGTACGCTCGGCCTTCCAGCAACGGCGGGTACAGTGAGACCGACAACGGCATGGAGAACTGGCTCGCTGAGCAGGGCTACCACAAGCGTAACGACTGGCAGGAGGGCGAGCGACTAGCGTATCACGAGACGAGCGATCACTTCCTTGCACCGTTCCTTGACGGCGGTGAGAAGCGTGTGACGATTGACGTAGGCAACAGGTGTGTTGTGATCGATGGTCAAGGCGAGTATGTCTGCGACCAGACAGGCGGTTGCCCCACGGATGACAGCGGTGACTACTTCGAGTGCGAGGACTGTGGTGATCGCACCTCCAGTGATGACGGCTACTGGGTTGGACGCGGTGAGGATACTCAGGTCTGTGACAGTTGCAGGGACAACAGTTACACCTATGTGTATGGACGGCGTGGCAATCAGTACTATGTGCATGAGGACAATGCCATATGGGTTGAGTCTGAATCCGAGAGCTACGATGTGGACTACCTATCTGACAACGAGATCATTGAGCTTAACAACGGCGAGTATGAGAAGATGGAGAACGCCGTTGAGGTTGATGGTGACTGGTATCACATTGACGATGAGCGCATCTGCCGTACCGAGGACACCGATGAGTTCTTGATGCGTGATGATGGATGCTGGCAATGCGAGGAGTCGGGCAACTGGTACAGCGACAGCATCGACTTCGTTGAGGTAGATGGCAAGAAGTATCACCCCGACAATGCCCCTGCTACTGACGATGAAGACGGCGACACTGCCGTGGCTGTTGCCCCTGTCGTTACTAAGCCCGAGGTAACGATGCTGACGATGGATATGCTCAGTGAGGTCGCTCTGGTTGAGGACTACACCGTTGTGGGATCCTTCGTGCGCTTCAGCATGACCATACTGCATGATGGTGTCAAGCTGTTCGGCCATCGTGATGTACCTGCCGAGCACATCTTAAGGCACACCATGGAGCAGATGCGTATTGATATGCGCAAGCTCATCAGTATCGAGTTGATGCACATGGCATCGATCAACGCTAACAATTCAATCTAAGGAAACAATCATGACTAAGAAAATCAAACCACAACCCATCATCGTACGTACACTTGAACGTGCACTATCCCGCAAACGTCCACACAAGACGCATGAGGTATCCAACTTCACTGCGTGGCTGTTCGAGCACCTGCCTGCCGAGCTCAAGTCATTCACATTCGTTGATGGTGCGGGCAACTTACACATCGATAACAGACAGTCACAATACCGGCACTCCAAGACTCTGTTCATCGCTCACGTTGACACAGTACACAAGGACACAGGCGTCAACCTCATCAAGAAGACGCAGACCCACTGGCATGCCAACGGCGCACCTCTGGGCGCTGACGATGGTGCGGGTTGTGCCATGCTCATGCACCTGATACATGCAAAAGTCAACGGCTACTACATCTTCTCTCAAGGCGAGGAGTGCGGTGGCATCGGTGCCAAGCACATCGCTACGCATCACGCTGACTTACTCAAGCAGTTCGACCGAGCCATTGCGTTTGACCGCCGTGGTATCGACAGCGTCATCAGTCATCAGGGCATGGGTCGCTGTGCATCAGATGTATTCTGCCAAGCCCTTGCGTCTGCGCTCAACGAGCACAACGACAACCTGATGTATTCACCTGACGATACGGGTGTGTACACTGACACCGCAGAGTTCACCGATGACATCCCTGAGTGCACCAACATCAGCGTGGGCTACTACAACGAGCATGGTGATCGTGAGAACCTTGACATCGTGCACTTTGCTGCCCTCGCTGTTGCCGTGGCCAAGCTTGATTGGGAGGCACTGCCTACTGATCGTGACCCGACTGTGCCTGAGTACAAGGACTATGGGTATGGCAAGCACAACTACAACACCGCATGGTGGTCAAACTATGGCGTGTACAAGGATGACAAGTACGACATGGGCGCTAAGAACGATCTGATTGTGCCAACCAAATGGCATGACGATGAGGAGTACTTCGAGACAGAGATTCTGTTCGATGCTCTTTACGATGCGCAAGCTGGGTACTACGATGACATCATCAACCTGATTGCCGAGTGTGTGTACCCCGAAGATCCAGTGTTCGCTATCAAGTTCTTGAGCAAGCGCAAGCTGACTGACGATTTATTAGAAGAGGCCAAGCAAATGGCCCGAGCCTACGACGCACCGACTGTGCTGTGCACACTGTTCGATGCTATTCATTGTGAAGCATGAAAGGAGAAAGTAATGAACGGACTAGACAACCACTACGCCAACATGTTGGCAGATCACCAACGCATGCTCGATGAGCAAGCACAGAAAGAGGAAGAGATGGATAGTTTCAAAGACAAGATAGCGTTGCTACTTGAAGAGAACCACCCCGCTGAGTTGGAGAGGCTCACGGGTGTGGACGATACAACGTGCAAGAAGGTCGTGCACCAGCTATACATGGAAGGGTTCAATGACCAGAACTGTTGGGAACCTGAGAGGGTAGGTGACATCTGGGTCATCTTCGGCAAGAACTTCTCAGGTGAGTGGATAGATGAGGAGGGCGAGTATCGAGGGTTCGATACCAGACGCGAAGCTAACGACTACATCAAGGAGACATTCAAATGAAGCTATCTAAAGAATCAGTGCGTAACTTGCAGTTCATTGAGGCTGACCTACGCGACTACATGAACGACCCGTCCGACTTCACCTGTGAGTACATCGAGAATGTGCACGAGCTACTCAAGGTGGTGCTAACTACCACAGGTATTAAACTTTTACAAGAGGAGAAACAATAATGATGACACCATGGGAAAAATTCGAAAGAGTAGTACTTCTGTTAGCGGTAATAGTACTTATGACCGATATTTATTATTGGAGACCCTATTGACTTCTGTCTACTCTTGGACAAATAATGCACCTACAAGGAGAAACTAATGAAAAACACACCCTACGACACGGGTAAGGTCAAGATCGGCCTTACCTACACACCACCAGCCCCTGAATGTACGCCTGAGTCCGACTGGATACAGTGCATATTGCTTGGAGACAAGCCAAGGATGGATGACCTACTGCTCACCACAATACAGTCCATCGGACTCATTGCTTTCATCGTAATCGTCATGCTACTTACAGGAGGAACCTCAAATGCCTGACATCCAAACCGCCTTCAAATCGGCACTAACTAAAACCCTAACTGAGTGGGATGATGATGAGGGGACAAATGTCCCTGTTCCTTCTTCAAAGCAACCAGTTTCAATCTCTTCTGTAACAACTCAGGGAATTCCCATGAAGAAAACTTTTAACGTGACCAACAACGTATCCCGCGTAACCTTTGAATACATCAAGAACAACCCCGGCTCCACACGCAAGGAGATCATTCAAGCCCTCGAATATCAGGGCTTTGGTGGCGGGTCAGTCTCTAGCCTGATCGCGCAGATGCGACGTAACAAAATGATCCACGAGAACAGCGGCCTGCACTACGCAGACATTGAAGAGTACCGCCCAATCAAAACACTTAAAGCAATGAACAAGGAGACAGACGCTACACCTAAACGCAAGTACGAAAAGAAAGCCGTGACAGGTATCGGTGCGTTGCTACGCGAGAAGCTGGAGAATACGCCTATGCCTAGCCAAGACGCGCTTGACTCTGCTGCCTATGCCATGGGCGGGCATGCACCACAACGCAGAGCGTTCGTGTCCCTTGTGCGTACCCAAGACCCTGACGAGATCATCAAGAAACTAACTGTGTTCCAAGCGCGGGAGTTGTACGACCGCCTCAAACAAATCTTTAACGCGTAATTTAGAAACATCAAGGAGAAAATAAAATGGCTACCAAAAATCAAATCGAAACAACATACGTAATTTCCCCACCCAAGTTCGCTACTGTGGACTTGATCTTAGAAGGTATCGCACCTCTGGTGGTTGAGCGCTTCAGCAAGAAGGCCGAACTCATGGCCAAGATGCAAGAAGGCCCATCGTCCAAGAGTAAGAAGGTGCGTGAGGCTCGTGACTACGACAGAGAAGCAGAGGACGCACGCTACCGCAGTATGGAGAACTGGGAGGGTGTTAACGCCGCCTCATTCCGTGCGGCCATGATCTCAGCGTGTCGCTTGGTTGGCTTTAAGATGACGCTTGCAAAGCTGTCCACGTTTGTGGAAGCTGATGGTTGGGACAAGCAAGATGGCATACCGCTTGTGCGTATCTATGGCAAGAGCGATGTGTACACAGCGCACACTAGAAATGCAACAGGCGTGGTCGATGTACGCTCGCGTCCAATGTATCGTGAGTGGGCGGCCAAACTGCGTGTCAGGTTCGACATGGATCAGTTTAAGATGGTGGATGTAATTAACCTTGTGAGTCGTTGCGGCTTGCAAGTAGGGATTGGTGCAGGCAGACCCGACAGTAAGGCTAGCGCTGGATGTGGGTTCGGTCTGTTCCAAGTAGTGGAGAGCAATCGAGAGGTTGCTGTCAAAGCCAAGTTCAGTATCCAGTAAGCTGAACACCTAAGCAGGCTGGGCATGGCGCGGCGCGTTTGGGCTGGGCTCTGCACGGCTTGGCAAGGCAGGCTAGGCGGGGCACGGCGCGGCGGAGTTGGGCTGGGTTCGGCAAGGCAGGCAAGGTGCGGCAGGTTTGGGTATGGCACAGTGTGGCACGGCAAGGCAGGCTTGGCATGGCGTGGCGTCGTAGGGCGGGGCGTCGTTAGGCCCGGTGTGGCAAAGCAGGCGCGGAGTGTCTTGGTGAGGCGCGGTGTGGCGGAGCTTGGATCGGCATGGCAGGCGTGGCTCGGAATGTTGCGGCAACGTATGGCACGGCAAGGTGTGGCGCAGCAAGGCAGGCATGGCAAGGCTAGGCATGGTAAGGCATGGACAGGTTTGGCACAGCAAGGCAGGCATGGTTCGTCGGGGTAAGGCGGGGTCAGGTCAGACTTGGTTAGGCTAGGCAGGCGTGGAAGCGCGAGGTATGTCCCGGCATGGCAGGGTCTGGTTCGGCAAGGCAGGCATGGCGCGGAGGGGCGGGTTCAGGCATGGCACGGTTGGGCAAGGCACGGCAGGCAAGGCGAGGCGTGTTTGAGCGCGGTGTGGAGAGGCACAGCAAGGCAGGCATGGCTCGACTAGGCATGGTGTGGTAGGACACGGCAGGCGGGGTTCGGCGTGGCATGGCGCGGCGCGGCTGGGTTGAGTTTGGCGTGGTAAAGCAAGGCAGGCACCGTGGGGAGTGGCGGGGCGTGTTCGGGCTGGGCGGGGTTCTGTATGGCAAGGCATGGAATAGCAGGCACCGCATTTTTATTTTTAACAAGGAGAAAACTATGAATGAAGAACGCAAGTATTTAGAACAGATGGCACGACGCAACAACGGCGTGCTGATGATTGATGACGTCTTACAGGCGGCTCAGGATGAGAACAACATTCTGCACCGACACTTTGAGTGGGACGACAGCGAAGCGGCCAAGCAGTTCCGAAGGGAACAGGCGCGGTCATTGATTCAGAGATGCAAGATCACAGTGCTGGACAGCACCCCTACCCATGTCCGTGCATTCATCAGCTTGCCCTCTGATCGTGAGTCTGGCGGTGGCTACCGCATGACGGCCAACGTGCTTGGCAACGAAGACATGAAGGAAGAGTTCATACACGACATCCAGTTGACCATCGCCCGCTGGTCAAAGAAGCTGCACCTGATTGACATAGACCTTGCCAAGCTGATCGTGCAACTCGACACAGAACTTAAACACCGCCAATTTAAAGAGGAAGCAGAGGCACGCATATGAGTGACGCAAGTTTTAACCAAGAAGATTTTGACCGCATTTTTAGCATGCCCAAGAATGAGATCAAAGAAGACTACCCAATGATACGCAACGCCGTGCTTGAAGAGGTAGCGCTAGAGTTCGATGCCATGCGCATTGCCTTTGGCGACACAGCCGACAGCTTTGCCACTTACGTGAGGGACATGAAGACGTGACAGGTTTTGCAAAACGGCAGCTAGTTATTGGTGATGGGAGGCAACCCGTTCACAAGTACAAGTTGTGTAACAAGTGCGAAGAGATGCGTCCCCCTGAGGGGGGCGTTCAGATGAGTCCATCTAAGTGGCTCTGCGCCGTGTGTTGGACTAGAAGAATAACAACCAAGAACTTACTGGATTCGGGAGAAAAGAAACGTGAAGAGTAATCACAACATCATTCGTGAGCTACTCAAAAGGCACCCCGATGGTTTGAAGGCAAGCGACATAGCCAAGTTCACTGGCATAGACAATCGTTCTGTCAACAAATCATTGGAGAGTGTCTTTGGTGTGTATGTCGATCGGTGGGAGAAATCAACATACCGAAATACATTGGCAGCCGTTTGGGTTGTCGTAGATGTGCCCGAGAACTGTCCCAAACCCGAAAACACTGGAAGGAGATCGCAATGTCACAAACACCTGAATGGAAAGTAAAGAAGGCGGTACGGCTGTTGCTTGACAAGCTAGGCGTGTACCACTTCATGCCCCCTGCTAACGGCTTTGGCCGTGCAGGGATACCTGACATCATTGGCTGTATGGATGGACACTTCATCGCCATCGAGTGCAAGGCCGGCAAGGGGCAGACCACTGCGCTACAGGACAGGGAGCTTAACGCTGTTCTCAATGCAGGCGGTACAGTATTCATTGCCCGTGAGCACAACATACCGGACTTAGAGCTACTGCTCAAGGAGAAACAAAATGAACTACGAAGACTATGACGGCTCAATGTCTGAGGCAGAACTGCACCGCAGGGTGACGGCCATGTCAGATGAAGAGCAAGCCCACTTCAAGCTACTGATCCACAAGCTGGTGATGTGCTATGGCGAAGGTAAAGCACAGGGCGTGGTCATCATTGGCCGCGCTGAAGATGCGATGGCAGGAGTCATTACCCTGAACTGTAATGAGATGGAGGCGTCGCAACTCATGTTGGCGGCAAACGATTTTTTCGGCTTTCTAAACGTCCTAGACGCACCACCCAAGGAGAATTTTAATTGAACAGAAACGACATTATCCGAATAGCACAAGAGGCGGGATGGGATGCTCATCATGCTGAGTTTGATACACGTATTCAAACCTTTGCCGCCCTTGTCGCTTTTGCCGAGCGTGAGGCGTGTGCAAAGTTATTAGAAAAAGCCGCACAAGCCGCTAAAGATGCAGACCCACAAGGATTTGTATGGATTGCCATTAAAACAAGTGCTGAAGGCATCAGAGAAAGGGGCAAGCATGACTAAAGAATATGTGTTGAAAGATATTGGAATTAAATCAACTTTCAATTTTAAGCCAAATTACAACATCATTTTTCATCGTGGCAATACGCAAATTGGTGTGTTGGATTTCAACGGGCCAGAGATGACATTTAGTGGTGATATGGATGAAAGCGCAATTTTATTTATTGAAGTAATTGCAAATTCTTTTAAGGCACGACTTGAGCAAGAACGTGCTGAAGAACGTGAGGCGTGTGCAAAGTGGCTTGAAGATGTAGTGGATGCTCCAAATTGGGCTGAAGCCATTCGAGCAAGGGGACAACCATGAGTACAACCCGTTATTGCCACGATTGCACAAACTACATTGCAACCCCAGACCACCCAATGGATGTTTGCAGGTTAAAGCACAAACCAAGATTTTATAGACCACTAACAATGTCTCAAGCCCACACAAGTAATTGGGGTTGGAAAAAACGATGCACAGACTTTGTTGCGTGGGTAAAAGGAGACAAGCATGACTAAAGACGAAGCATTACGCCTTGCATGGCATGCGTTGGAAGATATTGGCGATGAGTGGGGGTTCACATCACAGAGAACTGTACCCAAACGAAAAGAAGCCATCACCGCCATCTACGAAGCCTTGGCACAGCCTGAGCAAGAGCCTGATATTGCAGAGATTGAAAAAATAATGCTGGAAGTTTGGCAACCTGTATCGCCAAAGCAGAAACCAATAGCATGGTACGACCCAACTAATGACGTGGCCAGCACAGACAAAGATAGCCCTTTGTTTACACCGCTTGGTCAGGTGTGGCCTTTGTATCTACCGAGCACATGGGCTGGGCTGACGGATGAGGAGCAGCGTGAGCTTTACAAGAAACACGAAATGGATGGATGGGGTCATTTTTATAACGCCATTGAAGCCAAACTTAAGGAGAAGAACACTTGACCAAACCATACGACACGATCTTAACGATCGACTTCGAAACCTACTGGGACACCAAGATAGGTTACACACTAACCAAGATGACCACTGAGGAGTACATACGCCATGATAAATTTAGAGCGTTCGGAGCTTGCGTCCATGTATACGGAAGCGATGAACCAACTAGATGGTTTGGAGATACAGAGCTACGTGAGTACCTTGACGGGGTTGACTGGAGACGAACCGCAGTGCTTGCCCATAACGCACAGTTCGATGTATCAATTATGGAGTGGAAGTACAACGCCCGACCATGTTTCATCTTCGACACGCTATCGATGGCGCGAGCTTTACGTGGCGTGGAAGTTGGTAACAGTCTCGCCCGACTTGCAAAGGATTTTGGACTTCCAGAAAAAGGCACCGCCGTTTATTCAACTAATGGAGTTCACGAGTTGGACGCCACGCTCGAAAGAGAACTCGCTGAGTACTGCAAACATGATGTGTTTCTGTGCGAAGAAATATTCACAAGGCTGGCTGTATCCTACCCATCGAAGGAGTTAC